CAATTTTACAGTACCACATATCCACTTCGGGTCCCCCTCCATCAGTATCAATCCAATCGTTCAGAAAAACCCATGGTAATGTCACTTCTGTGGCTTCCTGTTGATTCAAAGACAAAACAACAGGATCAAATGCAGCAAGCATAGTTGAATTATTAGCCAAATATGGGGTTCTGTAAAAAGATACAAATCCATACTGCTGAGGTAATGATTTCATGAGAATACGCAATTTAATTGCGTTCCATCTTACAAAACGATACAATCTTACTATATTGTGCAAAGGTACAGCACGAGTTAGCAAGAGTTGAGCAGGAAAAAATTCATTAGCAAAATCTGCAGCGCAAGTATTAGTATAGGTAGCAATCCTGTACTCTCTTCCCAAAATGGTTTCAGACGCCTGCTGATTATGTTGAACAAATTCTGTTGGTGGCAGAACTTTATTTTTTATGTCTTCTTCGAGGGATAAGACATTAAGACCTCGTAATTGCTCGTCAACAGACGAGTCTTTTCCATCATATGGAATTGAAGCGACAAATGATTTCTCAAGCGGCTGGTATGGATCGTCACTCACACACCCTCCTCGAACAATTGATATTTCCTTTCCGACCGAGATCCACGAGCTTATCAGGCCCTTGTCCATTCCATCCGGTAAGGCGCAGTTTTGTGTCATGCTGGACGTGATCTTTCGTATACCGCATTGTCCTTCTGCTTCAGCAAACTGAAGCATCATAAACTTTTCATTTTCAACTCGCCTTTCTTCAGCAATCTGATCCACCTCAACAGTATGATAACCATTAATGTGTCGATTTTTCCAGTAAGAATAATCATAAAGATACACAGGAAACAAACTTTCCCGAGACCATTTAAGTAACTCTTCAACAAATGCCCCATATTTCTCTTCCCCATAAAGAGAAGCTTCCATACATGCAGTTCTAATGTTGATAGTTAACTGTTCTTCATTACTTACATCGGCTGACTTTCTAATCCATGATAACATTCCATAAATAGAATCCCAATTCAATGGGGCTGCAATCATGACCAACTTTTCTTCTTTAAAAACAAGACGAAAAGACCGGCCAAGAAATTCTACTTCTTCTCTCTTGACAAAAGGTGTTAACACCTCCGTTTTAGATGAGGTTGTATATCCCATTCCGAAATATTTCTCAAATCCCTCCTTAAGCGTCAACATATTGTACCACTTAACAGTATCGAACCTAGTTTTGATAACATTATCATCACCATAATAAAGTCCCCGCACACACTTCTCAAATTTCCAAGTATGATCAGGTCTAAACCGTATGAAACAGAGCTTGTGCATAGTTCTGTTCCAATAAGTATTTGCGAAACTGGTCTCATAGCCACCAGACCAAACACTCCTATCCGATCTATAGGCATTTCCTTGATACATCAAAATACCGCTTGCAGCAGCACGAGCAACAAAGAAAAGCTGAATTCCAAATTCAGATGTCGTAGAGACGCAAAACGCGTCACAATACAAAATCCACAATCCGTACGTCATGTCAAACAAAACGCCCAAATCATATCCGGGACAATCAGCAGCCATAAATTCTCCATCAATTTCATTCAAGTAGTAATACATTCGTTGCCAGTCAAACCCAAAAGGATTTACACCAACAGATGATGCTACGTCAGCCATATGAGTTTTAAGCTCGGCATAATAATCTCCAAGACACATCTTAAGAAATATACACCAAACAAGTGAACAATTCATAAATAACCTAGTTTTCCCAAGGGCCACTCGCTCCAAATCACGAAGTTCATCCTTAGTAGAAACAGTAGCATGCATCATCATATGTTTATCTTGTTTCTTAGTCATGGAATCTAATTCCATGACCTTCTTCCGTATGGTTGGATGTATCCAACCAGTTTCCTTATTCCACATGTCTTTACGACTTGCAAACTCTGGAAAATCACACGTTACGGATGCCGTTTGATTAAGAGCTTCCACCCTTTCATTACCAAAAATTGCTTCTTCAATTGTCAACTTTCTTACAGTTCGTCTCGGTTTTCCGAACCCCTTGTTGACTTTTCGAACATTTTCAAAGTAATAATCCAATAAAGAATAATCCATAACTTGCTTTCTATCAGCAAACTTCATGAATCCTTTTTCTCGAGGATCTATCCTTTGACCTTCCTCGTTAGTGAAATAAGTGAGTTGAGCAGGCGCCACAGTTACGCGCCCATCCATTTCCATTGCCTCATGTATAACCGATTCCGTAAAAACAGTTTTAGTAGGCATGAACGTTACTTTATTCAACTTACATTCACCGGGAAGAGTGATCATTCCGATCTGATTTAATTCATATTGTCCAACAGCCGCATCAAGTACTACCATAGGTAACTTTGATACCTCAACACAGTCTTCTAAATATACTGGACAAACATACGAATCATTTCCAAGTCCAGCCATATGTATGCCAATTATATCCGCAGAATCGCGGATAAAAGCCACATAAGCACGACCACAATCTCCTCCTCGACCCTTACAATCAATAACACGATAGTATTCACGTACTTCGATACGTTGTCGTTGACCTTCCATGTCGTAATACCCAACAGGAAGGTTGCAAGTCTGAAACTCGCTACCTCTACCTTCAATATACATCGTTTCTGTAACAACGTGCATCTTTTTAATAGTAGAACGTACGGTAACTCGAGCCATGGGAGATGTTATCTTAAGACTATCTCTAGATCGTAAATGTTTCGATAAATCACCCCAAGATTGCATTCTTCGAGCATCAAAATCCACCCTGACTCCGTCCCTATTTTCAAGAAACGTAGTCTTAGTAACATGGTGAACCGACACTACTTTATCAGATCCATCTACTATTTCAACACGAACAATGTCGCCTATAGCAAGCATTGCATGACTGGTTATAAAAGCACTACAACCAGACACCAACATGTGATGAAACAATCTCTTTCCTTCATGATTGATCAAATACCCGCTTTTATTATGTTTAGCAGCGCGAGCAAAAGACTGCATTTTCGTTGTTACATCAACTTGCGCCACCACTTCTTTCGAACGGGCTCTTTCCGCAGGCGTTTGTGTAACTTTGTTGTGAGTTCTTGGTTTCTTCATCTTAACCAATTGATCACGTGAATAAGATTCTGCTTCAGCATCTTGACACCACTGAGCAATACTCCATATCAACGCAGTTATACCAGCGAATACGGCCATAGCGGCCATAACACCAGCCATTCGAGTAGAGAAGAATCCAAAAATCGGATCATTATCTCCTCGTTCTGCTAAGCGACATTGGTACATTGTCTTAAACACGTTTTCACTAGTCAAAACTTCTGGACCTCTTGCATCAATAATAACACAAGCTAACACATGATCATCCAATCGCATGTGATACGCATCTTCTCCCAAACGAGCTTTATGGCGCATTTTATACAATTGCATTGTCTTAGGATCACAAGTCAAAAGATTATAACGAGAATGAACATCAACTAACCGTCTTAAAATAGGTACATTAAAATACGGTAAATTCAAAATTATATCTCGAATAGGATGCTCCACATGTTCCGGAGCAGGCTCCATTTTACACCAATCTGCTTCCAACATTTTAGCATACGTCATCCAATAATCTTCATTAATTTCAACCAACTGACTAATTTCATCAGCAGTTGGAAAATCTTTAGCAATTTCTTCCACGTCATATTGAGCTGCCCATTGCTGCAACTTTGTAGTCACTACCGACGCCAAGGACGGCATCAATATTCCAGTCACAGCTGTAGCTATAAGATACGGCCACACTTCTCCTTCAACTTCTTCTACACCATCTTTACCGACCTCTGTAGATAAGGTACATTTACTTGGAGTTGGTAACTCTAAATCCACACCAACATTCCACGCAGGATTTTCCGTTGATTCTAGAACTAACGGCGGGACTCGTACAGTCTTTTCCTTGACGGGCATATTTGGAGTTTTTGGCAAAGGTCTTAATTTCTCCTTACCCTTACCACTACCTCCGTACTTAGCTTTTCGTTTTTCGTCTCGGTCACGACTTTTCTGATTTCGTATATCACGATTTGATTCCTCAACTTTTATTTGTTGTTGTTGAGGTACTGGTTCCTCTTCATTAGAACTTGAACTACTAGAGCTCGAGTTCAATGATAAATTGGCCCAATCAACTCCCGTCGCCAACTGAGAAGCAGCAAGCTTCTCATGATCTTTAATAATATTTTTCGCAATTCCACGAACCAAATCTTTAAAAGTCATAGATTTATCTTTAGAATGAGGAAACACTAAATCTTCTCCACCACACTTATAAGCTTTAAGCCTCTTAAGATTCCAGGCTTTATTAAGCTTAGAAAGTGTAGGTGCTTTAGTTAAATCAATCTTTTTCTTCATTTCCACTTCAATTGGGAATACAACTCTACGCAACAGCGCATCACGTTCTGTCATACCACAATTAGCAAAATCCTCGAAATTTGTTGTAACTATAACGAGTTTAGATTGAAAATAAGTAGTTCCTTTAGCTTCCAAAGTGGCCATATTCAAAGGAAAAGGAGCATCGTCTACAATAGACAAAAATGCGGCTCCTTCTTCTCCTCGTTTGGTAACTGCTTTCTCAGCAAACATTTCTGAAATCATATATGTAAACTGTCCAGCATAAGTATCCCAATAAGTTGAGTCCTTTGATTTAGACCAAGACTGAAAAGGAGTATAGGGATCCATATTCCATTCCGGTTTCTTAGCTCGTATGGTTTCATAAACTGCATACGAAATACTTTGTGAAATTGTTGTTTTTCCTTGTCCAGGCTTTCCAAACAACCATAGACAAGTTGGAGTACTACGTTTTCCTTTTTCAGGATCACGAGCTCTCGCAAAAGTTAACCTTTCTTTAAGTTCCTTTTGAATTGCGTTAACCGCAACAGATACCTGTGGAGCCACATTAGCAGACGAAATGCACAAATCGTGCAATGCATCCGCTCGAAGCGACATACCTTCGATTTCTTTAAGAAGTTTGGGATTAACCATTATGGCAGAACGCCATAACGGATTGAGACCATCCCAATCTCTCAATTCCATTTGTATCTCTTTCAATTGTACAATGAGTGATCGATAAAACATCGAATGATCACCAGTGATTTTAAAATAACAATAATCAAAGGCAAAAGACGCATTATCGCACAAATCTTGAAAAAAAGGTTTGCTCGAATTAGTAAGATTAAATGCCATACTAAGAGCTTTTGCGGATACGCCCTCACCAACAACCATGCTTACCAAGAAGGCAAGACCGGTAGCGAGTTCACGTACTCCCTGGGCTTCCACTTCATCAAAAAGTGGTTTTTCTTCTGGAATGTCAATTTCTGCCCCCCATAAGTGTTTAGCAACGGATTGTCCAATAACATAAACCGTTCGCATTGACGTACAACTAACAGAACATATAGTTATCAATGCCAAAGCCAACACAAATTTAAAGGCTAAAACTGTCATCTCTTTCGTCCAATTAAAATTGGCTACTAAAGAAGAAAACCAAGTAGACCATTCAGTATATTTTTGAGACCAATAATTTTTAACCATATCAAAAGCCGTTGCCATACAATCTGAGATTGCTGACATGGCTCGAATCAATGATCCAATTGCGTCTCCACACGTTTGAACGAATGAGGTAAAAATACCACCTAAACTTTCGCTTATCGTTTGTCCCTGAACTTCTATCTTTTTCTGTCCTAATTTACACGGCTTATCACCAAGTATACGCTTCATAGGTCGCGAGGCATACTTATTATAGCCATCTGCTATCATCTGATCCAGAAATTTTCTCCTTTTAAACCACATTTGGGTTTGGACTTGTTCAACTCGTACATGACGAGTTACGGTCATTATTTTCGCATCCCATCTTAATGCGTCTCTAGGCCACAACACATAGTTCTTGTGCATTGTAACGTTTAAGACCGCCACTAATTTAGAACGGATTTCTGATCCCGCTTCGTGAAAATAATCAAAATAACCTAAAGAATAAAGCGTCTGCATAGTATCCGCAAATGCTCCTGGTAAATTAAAATTCTCACCTTTTGGTAAACGCAATATCGCGTATACCACCCTTCTATCATATTGGTCCGGCTGTACTCCGTCCCAAACTTTGAGTGTTAGCACAGGTTTTTCACCTGATTGAAGGACATATGTATCTGCATCAAGAAAAGTCTGTAATTCTAACTTTCCATCTACATTCATCATCTGTCCTTGTACTTCATGTCGTACAGATCGTACTAACACATCACATTTTCCAGTTCCACAAAAACAACACTTTCCATCACCTGCAGTATTACCGCAGATTACTCGCGTTGAAATTGACACATATTCATATCGTTCTTGGTCAAGAGCTTTAGCTCCGACAATCATTCTATCAGAAATAATTGTTTGCTTAGCAAACATATCAAATTGTTGTTGGACCGACATACTAATATTAACACCTCGTGACTTGTTTAATCCTTAGTGTATATTAGCGGTTTCAATAGGAGCTGGACAACCATTGTCCCAGGCGCGTAGCATTTAATCTACCCTGAGTGGCCAATGTTCATCATACCTCTGAGTTATCCTCTCACACACTTTACCCTGTGCCTAGGGGGTCTGACGCCATTCTCGCGTCGATTCGCGAACCCTTTGGGTCGTATCGCGCCAACGTCGTTGATCTAAACAACATCTCCACTTCACTTCAAAATTTCAGTAATCGCTTCGGGGTCTGAATACAATCGCACATACTCGTGCTAAATCATTTGCGTCGCCTCCACTTTTACTAACGTTCTCCTCGAACTTATACGATGCTTCTCCTTTTAACGGGATAACACAACCCTTGTAGGCCAATAACTACAAGTTGCATATAAATTTCCAGCGCTAGTTACCTTCCTAAATCCATAACCATGAATATGAAAGACCCGCCCATTGACGGTCACAAAAACTTTCTATCATCTAATAAACATGTCCATCATGTCTTTCGAATATTTCCAGTTTCAATTTCATCTAACCAAACTTCTGCTCCTCGACTGGAATGTATTTCCAGTTTTTGACTCACACTAGGTGTTTTGAGTCATTTTAAAATTTTATAAATGTTTTTGTAAAATTGGGTGTTATTGTTCCCTTTTCTAAATTTTATATATCTTTTATGGGTGTTCATGTTCCCTTTTATATTGTTCTTAAAATTTTCTAAATCTAACTATACTAAAATAAAATTTTACACGTGCTACTTGCCCGGTTACCATAGATCATGGCACCTTCGCGGCTCGACTTTATATAAACATTACTGTCACGCTATAGCAATAATGTCCACCGGGTTGCTAGGTTTCAATTTGAGGGATTGCCTCATGGAAAAAAACCATTAAACTTAAGGTAAATACCTAACCATTTTATAATTCATCACTTAATCAAATACAAACTCGCAAGGTCTGTAGACTATCCGTAATGAAAGTTTCGCGAGGTTTAAAACTCTACTAGTTGATTCACAACCATTATTGAAAAAGATTATATAGGGAAAGTACTAATGAGAAATGTGAGCTAAGCTCAAACATCTGTCATCAACTTCCTCTGCCTATATTCC